TGTAGACCGCCGTGCTAAAAAAACCGCTTCGTCTTGATCCTTCTTCTGTATATTGCACCGTCTACACGCAGCAACGCAATTGTCCAACGTATCTTCGCCACCCTTGACTTTTGCAACGCGATGATCAACTTCATTAGCCACGTCACCACAATAAGCACAGGTATAAGCATCACGTTTAAGCACCTGCAACCTTAACTTCTTCCAATGGCTTGTAGCTCTGTATGGCTTTAATGCCATTTGTATTTCTCCCAATGATCATAGGCTTTGCATGCAGTACCGTATCGATGCTTGACATAAATCAAGTGTGCATCAATCTGCTCATAAGGGTTAAGTGTGCCATACCATTTAGATCTCATCTGACCTAGACCATAGTGCGATCCATTCTTTGCACGATAATCCCAACGACTTTCTTCAAAGATAAGCCAGTTATAGCATTCAAACTCAGTCCAGTTTAGTTTGTTGTAAGCATATAGTTTTACATTCATAACGTGATATGGCTTTGCAGTTGCTTTTATTGTTGTGGCGCAGCTTAGTGCAATTGCCATGCTCGCAATAAACAGACCTCTGGCCAATGCTCGCCTCGCGGCAAAGCTGCCTCTCAGGCTTTGCGAGAGTCTGAGCATACCAACGCTGTCAAGTTTAATTAGTTTTCGTGCGTGATTTCGGGCGTGTCGCAGGCCAAGCAATAATTTCTGTTCCCATAAATCCATAGTCCACATCCTTTGCATCGGTGGATTAGTTTCGGTTCAGTAGCCATTGGCTTTTAATAAGTAAACAAGATCTTCAACCCTTAATACTGCAACCCAATCATCAATTGCAGCTTCTCCTTGACCGTTTAGGCGCATGACGGCTACGCCTAAACCATTGGTCTTGCGATCCTTTAATTGTTTCATGCACGATTTAGGGTCAAAATTAGCACGTGATTTGACTTCAATATCAAGACCCTCGATGCCTTGAATATCGCTGCCAGCCGCACCTGACCCTACTTGGTGCGCGTGTTCCCATCCATGATCACGAAGGTATTGTGCTAATATACGCTCGCTTTCACGGCCTCGAACTTTACGTGATTGCTTCATTTAGTTAGTCCTCACATGACAGGTGCGACATTCGCACGGCTTTACTGCTCCAGCAGTTATAGGCTCGTTACAATTGTCGCACACGTCAATGCGTTTATCTAATACCAACATCATTCATCACCTGCCCTTGCTAACATATCTTCCCAACAGGTTTCACATAAACAGTTCAACGATTCTTCCATCAAGATTTCTTTCAATGGTGCAGCTTTACCGCAAACATCGCAGCAAATCTGAACATACGTTCCGCGATTGATCTCTGGACTCATCCGGCAATCACCGCTTCATCCTCTGGCCTGAAGTTCCAGCGACCAGACGGATCTAGCACCATCCATATTGGATTGCAATGTTCAGCCTTGCGCTTGTATGGCAATGGACACATCCAGCCACGATATGCGCCTTTTTTACCTGTGCCTTCACGCAACGTGCGTACACCGTGCGCACATTTAGGCACGATTTCGGCCTTGACACCAGCCATCACATTGTTAATGGCTTCATCGAGCGTTAGAACGTCTGCTGGTGGCTCAATAGTTGTATCCCACACGATTTCCGCAGCAGGATTATTTTCCTTTATAAAGTTCTTTTGTTCTTCGGTGCGTACACGTATGGGTTTAGGGCTTGCTTCAGCGTCATTAACCTTTGCCATTTCCAAAGATGAAGGCCGCTTTCCTTTAGCTGACAATCCAAGATTTGCCAAGCATCGTCCAATGCTAGAACTCTCGCAATTTTCAAGCCAAAAATCACGATCCACACCACGATCTTTGCGAGCACCACGCGCATAACCAATACTGGAAGGAGTAGCGTCTGCATAGGTACGGTATGCAAGTGCCTTGAATACAACAATGCCTTTTTCTTCATCATTGCTCACCAGCTCTGTAATGATTGCGCCGTCTGGATATTTTTCATAAAACTTGTGGATGCGCGTGTCAACATCTTCATAATTCTCCAAGTTGAACATCTAGTGTTTCCTTCCCTTGTGCATATTCGATTTGTTCTCTGAGCGTCCATGTATATGAACCCCAGTCTTGAACATAATTGGCGCAAGATTGACAGTAATGTCTGACAACAATTTGTCTGCCAGGTCGCTTACTTGTTATCTGCCACACGGCTTGTGTTTGACCGCGCCAATGATCCGTTCCCCATTGCATCTTGCAGTAATCGCACCATTGACCTTTGGGCGATCTAGTAAGCATCCAAATCATTCCAATCTTTGACTGCGAGTTCTCCGGCAATAGCGAAATAGGCGACTGCGTCCAGCCAAGAATCGTGAACGTTTCTAGTTTCCATAATTCTTGCGAGCTTGACCAATGCCATACAGACTGCAACGTCTGTCGGGTCAAGTTCACGCTCCAAGAAGGTTGACCAAAGCTGCGCAGTTCGCAACATTGTGATGTCGTAATGACCATGCGTTGCCCCTCTTTCAGTAATCGTGTCTGCCGCATTAGTCAAAATGTCTTTCGCTCGCAACGGTTTTGCCCCTGACGTAGCCTTTTGCGTACCCATTCTGATAGCCCCTTTGATAGATAGAATCAATTGCAATGTAAACGAACCAACCAAATAACCAGATAACAATTGTGATCATGACGATTTCTTCGGGAGTAAAGTTATTCGACATCTGCACTCACCCCATGCACGTCAAGAAAATAGGCAGCCAAAACTTCACGGCTTAATCTGCCGCGTTCTTGGCTTATGCCTAGCTTTGATTTCGCATATTGTCTGATGAAACTGGCTTTCACATAGACTTTACCGTCCGTATATGCTCCGGACTTACGGTCGAACCGTATTGTGCCCATGAATATCCCCTTTCAAATAGGATTTCAATACCTATTTTGAAGGGTCAAATGCTATTTTGTCAACGACACGCCCTAGATTGACCACCAGCCTTGACGTTTTGCGTTTCCGTCTTTAATCCACTTACGATGCAATTGGTGCTGAAATGCCCAATCGATGTCACGGTTATCCGTAGCGTCTGCCTTCAACGACAAACGATCCGTCTTTTTCCACCGGAATTGCCATCGGCGTAACACCTTTACGATCCACATATAGCAGTCCAAAACCTTTCTGCCAATTGAACGTTCCACGCGTGTAATGCGCTTTAGAAACATCCATTAAATGACCGACTTCAAAGCCAGTCAAAGTACCAGTTAAAACGCCCCCAGATGCCGTTGTGAAGGACGAAATCCCCTGCCTATGGGTATGACCACACACCACGCTCTTACCATGCCTCTTAGCGGCTTCTAAGGCCGTTAAACCGCCTTGTGGCTTGGTGCTCTGCTCGTCACCGTGAACCATTACCCAATCATCATGAAATTGATAAGGCTTGTGATGGTATTTGATGCCTAATTCGTCCAGCCGTAAAAACCGTTCAATTGTCAGCTCTGGCAAGCCAATCAGGCCGGGTAGGCGTTTACTTAATGAATTGTAGAGTCTTGCGCTGTGATTTGATCTTGATAGGTGATTAACTTGCAGCTCTGCCAATACCTCGACAGTTCGGTCACGGTCGCGACCAATGCTGCCCGACCACTCATCCCGTCCGGTACTAAACCTGCTGATTGTTTGGAAATCAATTTCATCGCCGACAGATAGAACGTCATCAGGCTTGTATTTTCTGATGAATTGGGCGACATTCTTGACGGCTTTCTTATCTTCGTAGGGGACTTGTAAATCTGAAATAACAACGATTCGCTTAATCGTCATCCTCATCATCTTCATACGGCGTATGATCAGGATTACCCACTAGCCAATCTGGTAATCGCATCTGTTCTTCAATATACCAGCGAGCACGATCTTCACCATATCCAGCGCGCACCAAAGCTTCATAACATTCGACTATTTGAGCAGCCCAAATGTCAATCGCTTTTAATGGTTCACCGGATCTGCGCGCAGCAGATTCTTTGCGTTTACGCCTAGCGGCGAGTTCGCTTTTTGATGGTTTTCTTGCGCTCATTAGTTAGCAATTCTAAGACCATTGACTCAAGTTTATCGATGCGCGACACGATGTTTGATGCTTCCAATATGCCCGGAACTTCATGTCTAATAATGTAACGAAGGCCGCCGACAATAAGTGCGCAGCATGAAAGTATGGCAGCAACGAACGCTGCCCATTCCGCAGGTGTCATCGCCGTCCGAAAGCCGTGTCGTTAGGGTTTAGCCACCGCAGGATGACTGGCAGACTCGCGACCAGAGCTGCATTGACAATTGCAGGTGCATCCCAGCCCACCGCTAGGTATGTTGCTATCCCGGCTGCTAGAAATGATCTTGCCCAGCTTGCGGCGACTGCTTTTGCTTGCTCCATTGATAGGTTCTCCTGTTAGTAATGGTATGCGAAACATACTGCCGTCAAAATCGCCCTTAGCAGTAAAACTAATGTGAATGTGCTTTGTGTGTGGGTTTATGCCCTTGTATTTACGCCACTTGTAATTGCCACGCCATGACGCAATTTTGTTATTGAAGATTAGGTAAGAAACTCGTTTATCAGATCTGGCAAGTAATCGAAGCTGATCAGCAAGGTCGCATGCTTCGGATGCGTGGGATCGCAAATCAGCATCAATGTCGATGGCACGTACAATGCCTTCAGCAGAAGGATTGTGATCGGACTTACGAGCTGCATGCTTCGCGTCACCGATCCACCCGTCCGAAGTTCGATCTCTATCGGGGAACGCATCATCTATCTGCTCGCGTAGTTGTTGCCCCGCTTTGCACAACTTAGCCAATTCCAAGAGCTTTCAAATCATCCAAACTTAAACCAAGTTTATTTAATTTTTCTTGCGCCGCGGCTTTTGCAGCAGCTCTTTCTGCATCTCGCTGTGCTTTCCAAACATCATATTGTTCAAAACCTGCGAGATATTCTTCCTTTGTTAAAGGTTTGCAATGTGGTTCAAATGTAATTCCTTCATAATCCGAACCTATTTGAACATAACCGCCGTCAGGTCTAAGAAAACCCATTACATCTGCTGCTTCTGCCATTATGCACCTATTTCCAAAAGAGTAATTGTTGATGGAGCGCCATTATATTGAAATCTGACTTGACCGCTATTGGCGGTTGTTGCCGCACGGGCCTGTACCTTATAGGTTGTTGATGATGTGGTGGATGGTGAATCTAGATAAACAATTGAGTTAGATACTAGATTGTAAATTTCGGCTGATCCTTGAGAAAATATTTCTTGCCATTCAATACTTTGTGCAAGGTTGTAATCTGCAATTACGGTAGATCCGCGTAATAATTCAGCTCCCGCAGCGGCTTCGGAACTACTGCGAGTGACAAAAGATGATGCCGAAACCAATACTAATATTTTTGAACTTGTCGCTGCTGGTGTTATCGAAGCCGTGATCCCTGTATCAGTCAAAGTTGTAGATGCAATATTTGTTTGAGTAGTTGTCGTCGAACTTACTACTTGTAAGACCTTACCACCCGAAGCTGGTGTTGCCCACTTCAAACCAAGAGTTTGAGTGGAATCGGCTGTTAAAACTTGTCCATTTGAACCAATTGGTATTCGCGCATCCACGGTGCTAAAACCATATAAATCGCCTTTTGTCGTTAATGGCGATGAGCCACCGCCCACCTCAACCCAGGCACTTCCCGTATATTTATAAACCTTATCATCTGATTTTAGATAAGTAATCATGCCTTCGGCCAATACACCACTCAATGCCGTTGTACGGGCCGCTGAATCAGCGAAAACCATAACGGCTTGCTCTTGTAGATAGGTGTTTACCTGAGCTGCGGTAAGAACGTCACCTGTATTAAATAACTTATAACCTGCGCCTGCCATGTCTCTCCTTAGTAGCTCAGCACGTCTGAGTCAAGTATACCGCTAACTGCGCTGTCTAACACGAAGCCAGCCAATAAAGGCTCAGAAGTGAATAGGGTTGTCATCCATGATGACTTGGTAATATCGTGATGAATAGCGTTGACAAGGCTTGGCTGTGTAACGCTGGTCGCTCCCGGCATTGTCTTTGTGACTGTGATGCCATCGAGCAAATCTATATCCACGCCTGCCTTAGGCTTATCGGGATTGATGTCGTCATAAAGGTTAAGTTGAATTGAGTCGATTCGGACTTCAGGATCTTTACGTGTAGCCAATATGCCCTGCGCCTGATTAAGGGCTTCAGTATCGGTCTGGACAAGGATGCCATCGCGGATGCCTGAATGAAGAAAGAACGTGTCAATGCTTGTCTGGTCATAAACGTTTTGTGCGCTGCCGCCTGAGCGTGTGACGGTTACGTCATTGATGAGCGTAGTATCGTCATAAGCCACAACCGCATTGGTATAGGAAATATCCGTGCCATCGTCATTAAAGTCATACAAGCTGGTGGCTGGCCGTGTGATGAGCGAGTCACGATCTACAAACACTACGTTGCTTTGGCCATCGACAAAGATGCCGCCAAACTCGCTATTCTCAACGGTCTGCAAAGCCTCTAAAACGTTCCTAGACGTGCCGGGATCCGCTTGAAGGGTTGAGTTGCCAGTATCTATTTCACGAAGGCTTAAAGGCCAATCTACGGCATCTAAAAGGGCACTTACGCGAGCACCTGAGAGTTGACCTGCACTTGTCCCAGCCACAGTTGTAATGGCTGAACCTGCTAGCAGCTTGAACGCATCAACGCACTTCAGGCTTACGGTAGAAACATCTTCATTGCCTTGTCTGAAGCCTGTGTCATAATTGGTGATAAAGCCGCTAAAAAGGTAATAATCAACGCCAAGATAAGTCGCATAAATAATAATCTGACGCAATGGCACAAGGTTGGGGTAATACGCCCCTGCTGGGTTCATGGGATTCCAGTCGCCATTTTGATCGTATAGCACGACTTCTGCGCTGCCGAACTCAAACTTGCTTGTGATGCGGTTACGGCCTCGGCGAATGTTTACTCGTGTCA